GTGCATATCATCCGTGCGTTTGGTATCTTTGGTAAGCGCAAGAAAGCGATTGATGTTTGTGTCGCTCGCTTTGATGACGAAACCAAGCAATCGTTCATGGAGCTCTATTCCAAGATTGATGCTTCTATTGACAACACTGAAACTGAAACTACTGAAACTGAAGTCTTCTGATGTTTGAGAATCTCACTCGCCACACTCTCATTCGCATGACGGATGGGAGTGTTTTTTTAATCAAGTGCCGTGTAATGGAATACCATAGCGGCAACCATGTTCCTTGTTATCTTGGTCACCGCTACACTTCAGAGGTTGACTACTACTCAACAAGGTGCTATACTAATCAAATAGATTCTATTATCAAGGAAATCTAACTATGCAATGGAAATACAATGAAGAGGCTATCCTCAATGAACTGCGAGATTACATCTCAAACACTTACAAGCAGCATTACTCTGCTGGTGATGACAGAATTCAAACCCTTGATTTGATTGAAGCATGTGGAGACGGCGAAGCTTTCTGCCGTAGTAATATCCTTAAGTATGCTTCTCGTTACGATAAGAAAGGAAGTGCTAGAATGGATATCATGAAGGTGCTGCACTACGCAGTTCTTCTCATGAACTTCAATGACAAAAATGCAACCCGTGAAGATTACAACCGATGAGCACAGTAGCACTATCTCAAACTACTCTGAATATTCTAAAGAACTTCGCCACTATTAACAATGAGCATCATCATCAAAAAGGGTAACACCCTACGAACCATTTCCAACGCTGAGAATATCTTGGCTGCGGCAAATGTGGAAGAGTCTTTTCCGCAAACCTTTGCGATTTATGATCTCAATCAGTTCCTCGCTGGTCTGTCTCTTTTTGATAGTCCTTCTTTGGTGTTTGACAATGATGATTACGTTACTATCAAGGATGGGCGAAGCCGCGTCAAATACTATTTCAGTGATCCTGAAATCACGCTCAAGACTGCTCCAGATAAAACAGTAAAGTATCCTGGTTCTGATATTCAGTTCACTCTCTCTGCTTCTGATATCGCTGCCATTCAAAAGGCAACTGGTATCTACAAGCTCCCTGATTTGAATATCAGTTCTGATGATGAGATTGTTCTGTCGGTGCGTGACAATGAAGTGTCAACATCAAACACTTATGATATCATTGTTCCTGGCACCTTTGAAGGTTCCCATTCCCTAGACCTGAAAGTTGAAAACATTCGACTGCTTCAGGGTGACTATCAGGTTGGTGTTTCCAAGCATTACATTTCTGAGTGGAAACATCTAAGCCTTGACGTGACTTATTACATTGCACTTGAACCATGAACAGGGAATGTGGTGGATGTACTTTTTGTTGTAAGGGATCTTTGACTATTCCTGAACTTAATGTATATCCAGGAAATCCTTGTTCTAAAGTTTGTGAATCTGGATGTTCAATACATAAAGATCCAAATAGATCTTCTGTATGCAATACTTACGAATGTTTATGGAAAATTGATGAAGCAATTCCTGATTGGATGCGTCCAGATAAAGTAAATTTTGTTTTGTCGTACACCAACGATGGAATTATATTGGTCGGAGACATTTACAATGAAATAAAATCTTCTGCATTTATTTGGATATTATATTTTTGCTCTAAGTACAAAAAACTATTGCACTATACAATTAAATCTGCAATTCACGAAAACATGTATGAAAGAGGAACAATATTTCTTGAGGAATGTGTCACATACAAATACGGAACATTAAAAGAAATTTTTCTACCAATTGAACTTTGCTGTAATGAATAAAAAATTTTTGTGGGTGGAGGAATACCGTCCTCGTAAGATCGAAGACTGTATCCTCCCTACTTCGTTAAAGAAAGTATTTACTGGATTCATTGAGCAGGGCGAGATTTCCAATCTCCTGCTCTCTGGTCCTCCTGGTGTCGGTAAGACTACCGTTGCCAAAGCATTGTGTGAAGAACTTGATCTGAGCTACATTGTTATCAATGGTTCAGATGAAGGTCGCTTCCTTGATACTATCCGAACTCGCGTAAAACAGTTTGCATCTACAATCAGTCTCACAGGTGGTGGTAAGCATAAGGTTGTTATCATTGATGAGGCAGACAACACAACTCATGATGTTCAGCTTAGTCTACGCGCATTTGTTGAAGAGTTTCATGGCAACTGCCGTTTTATTTTCACCTGTAACTTCATCAACAAGATTGTTGAACCACTGCATTCCCGTTGTACCGTCGTTGACTTCCGTATCAAGGCGGGCGAGCAGCAGAAACTCCAAGCGCAGTTCTTCGCCCGCTTACAGGGCATCCTAGACGCCTCTGGGGTCGCGTATGACGACAAGGTGCTGGTCAAACTGATCCAGCGTTACTACCCCGACTGGCGCCGTCTCCTGAACGAGGCACAGCGCCACTCGGCAAGCGGTTCCCTTGACTCTGCAGTGCTCTGTGATATTGCTGATGTTAATATCGACCAGCTCATGCGAGCGATGAAGGGTAAGGAATATAATGTGGTTCGTCAGTGGGTTGTTGATAATATGGATAGTGACCCTAACACTATCATTCGTAAAATCTATAACTCTTTGACTGAGGTGCTTGAGGGTTCTTCTATTCCTCCTGCTGTTCTGGTGCTTGCTAAGTATCAGTATCAGATTGCGTTCGTAGCTGACCAAGAGATTAATCTTCTTGCTTGTCTAACTGAGATTATGGTGGAGTGTAAGTTTAAATGAAATTATTAAAGACACCTCTCAGATATCCTGGAGGTAAATCCCGTGCAATCAAATATCTTCTTCCTAAGTTTCCTAAAGATATCACGGAATACCGTGAGCCTTTTCTGGGTGGTGGTAGTGTTGCTATTGCATTTACAAAAGAATATCCTGATGTTCCTGTGTGGGTGAATGACCTATACAATCCTCTGTTTACTTTCTGGTCTATTCTGCGTGATGAAGTAGATGGTCTGTATGAGATTCTGAAAGATGCTAAAGAAGAACACAGCACACCTGATAGTGCCCGTGAACTTTTTAACCAAATGAAGATTGAACTGAATCATGAAGAAAGTGAAGATATCTATAGAGCTGCTGCTTTTTATATTATTAATAAGTGTAGTTTCTCTGGTCTAACAGAATCATCTTCCTTCTCGGCACAGGCAAGTGACCATAACTTCACAATGCGAGGCATTGAGAACCTACCCAAGTATTCGGAACTGATTCAGAACTGGAGGATTACCAATCTTCCTTATTGGGAACTGATGCAAACTCCTGCTCCTGTTGGAACATTCTGGTTCCTTGATCCTCCATATGACATCAAAGATAATCTGTATGGTAACAAAGGTGCTTTGCACAAAGGATTTAATCATCAAGAGTTTCATGCTTACATGACGCAAGGTAACATCAAGGATGATTGGATGATTACCTATAACACTAATGCTACTCTCATGGAGTGGTATAAAGATTACTATCAAACTAAGTGGGATCTAACTTATACGATGCGTTCTGTAGGTGACTACATGAATGAGCAGAAAGACCGTGCAGAACTTTTGATTACTAACTATGACTTCTCCCAGCCTCAGTGATTACCTGAACTCCATCAATCAAAATAAAAAGAACATCATCATAGATGATGCAACTGAAAAAGCATATCCGCCTTTCATTGTAAACAAGTGTCTTGCTGCTTTTCATGATACTGTTCTCTTTGCTAATGAGATGAACATGTATCCTCATCTGGATAAAAAGTTGCAATATGACTTTTTTATAAATAGTATCAACCCGCGCAAGCGGTTTTCGCCATGGGCGAAAAAGACTAAAGTAGAATACCTTGATGCGATCAAAGAGTATTATGGTTACAACGACGATAAGGCTCTACAGGCATTGAGAATTTTATCTAAAGATCAACTTGAACACATTAAACAACTTGTAGACAAAGGTGGAAAACGATGACTCCTGATATCGAAGTAGAATGGAAGCAAGCTGATATGGTTGAGGTGACTCTCAATGAACCTGATGATTTCCTCAAAGTTCGTGAGACCCTAACTCGTATCGGTGTAGCATCCCGTAAAGAAAAGAAAATCTATCAATCTTGCCATATCCTTCATAAGCAAGGCAAGTATTATATCGTTCACTTCAAGGAGCTGTTTGCCCTTGATGGAAAGAATACAAATCTTTCAGTGAATGATGTTCAGCGTAGAAACAGAATTATTCAACTTCTCAGTGACTGGGGATTGATTACTGTTGTTAAAGCAGAAGCGATTGCTGATGTTGCACCGTTGAATCAAATCAAGGTTCTTGCTTTCAAAGAGAAAGATGAATGGACGCTTGAAAGTAAATACAACATTGGTCGTAAAAAGACCGAGATAACCGAATAAACAAAGTAGGGAGTTCCACACTCCCTTTTTTCATGCTTTCTGATATATAATATGTGAGATGCCTTCGGGGTCTCAGATAAAAACTCGCTTATTCAAGGAGCAAACAAATGACAAACGCATATACTTGGGATGTCTATACCCCATTTGGTGTAGGATTAGAAAGCATTTTTAACAGACTAGATGCAATGTCTGGGCATAATACTAACTATCCTCCTTATAACATCATCAAAAACGATGGCAGCAATTACGAAATTGAAGTCGCTCTGGCAGGATTTAAATCAGAAGAGATCGAAGTCTCTACTGAACAAAACATTCTCAGAGTTGCCTCTAAGGTTGAGAAACGAGATTCTGAACGAACATATCTCCACAAAGGTTTGTCAAAGCGTTCCTTCTCACATAGTTGGCAACTCGCAGATGATGTCAGAGTATCCTCTGTAGATTTTGCAGATGGTCTGTTGACAATCTCATTGGAGAAGATTATCCCAGAGCATCAGAAGAGAACAACATATACAATTGGGGCAAGTAAAAAAGAATTACTTACCGAAGCATAAATAAATCGTATCGTCGGCGCAGGGGCGGGGCTGGTCAGAATCAGCCCTTGCCCCCCTTTTATTTTTGTGCTATAATTTAAATTTTAATGGAGATAATATGATTCCTAAAGTTTTATTAATGAAATCTGGTGAACGTCTTATTGCTGGATTTGTCGGAACTTACTGATAATGAAGGCAATGGTGTTTGCTTTGTTATTCGCAGTCCATATATTCTTGGTATGATGCCAGCTGGAGAAGTTTCTAAAGACGGAGATCCTACTCAATTTCAAATAAATTTTACTAAATGGTTTCCTTTTTCTTCCGATATTCAATTTAAAATACCTTATACGTCTGTTGTTGCTATCGGAGAACCAGATCCCAATATCTTAAATGTTTACTTAGAAAAATTTGGAGATGCATTAAATGACGGAACAGAATCAGGAGATGATGGAAGTGACACCGTATCAACCAGTGATACAGGTGATAGTGCTGAAGAATCAGGAGTATCTGATATCGCAGATTGAAGAGAGGGAAGAAAGCCCTGAGTGTCTGCTAACAAATCCATATAGAATAACAGACCTAACTTATTGGGATTATTCTAATATGGATACAACACATGTTCCAACAGAGAACGCAGTGTTTGTTAGCAGCAGTGTAGAAAAGGAAAAGGGGAAGGATGGAGAAGATGTTATTGTCACGCAAAGTGATTACATTCTCATCGAAAAGTTTCCGAAGTATACTACTCAGTCTCAGATCTATCTCAGGGCAGACGACATCCTGACCATTTGCGATCCTGGTCATCTTGTGTTAGAATGCTACCAGAAGACCGTTGGGTGACGCATGAAGTTTTATACGAACATTGAGCAGGCGGGGAATCGTGTCCTCGTTCGTGGTTATGAAAAAGGTGAGCGTGTTCAGTATCGTGTAGATTTCCAACCCAAGCTATACATCCCCTGTAATAAACAGACGGATCACAAGAGCCTTGATGGGCGGTATCTCAAAGAGATCCGCCCTGGTTCTATTAATGATTGCCGTCAGTTTATCAATCAGTATGAGGGCGTAGAGGGTTTTGAAATCCATGGAAATACTAGATACTTATATCAGTATATTAA